TTAACGGGCCGGTGGCGAGTCGGGCGGATCGCAGGGGGTCTGCAGGCATTCTTCCAGGGTCCGCAGCTGTGCCAACACCTGGTCGAGTTGATCACTGCCCAGGTATTTGAGCGAAGGGGCTTCAAAGCGCACTAGAGCGCGCTCCACTTCGCCCTGCCAGCCGTACCGCGTCGCAATGTCGCGGATCTCGAACCTGGTGCGCGCGCGTCTGAGGTGAGCCGCTGTCACCGGCTCCAGATTCCTTTCGTTCCGAGGACGTCGGGGGATCGCGTCCCCCAAGATTGCCCTCAACTTACCTACCAGTTGACGCTGTTGCTCCATTCGGTGCCCCTGTGGTGATCATCCCGACTGTCTGCCGGGCAAATGGCCGAACCTCGGCCTCCGGCAGTCCTTTTTCCAGCAGCTGCGCCAGGAGAACAAGCGCCTCGCCGTACTGGGCCGGGGCCAGGGCGGCATTTGCGTCATCAAGCGCCTCCTGAAGCAACTGCGCGGCGATCTTCACAGACGCGTGGCGCACCACCTGAGACTGCGGCAAGTCATTGTTTTGACGCTGGATCGGGCCGGAATCCAGGCGCTCCGGGCCCTCTCCGGTGAGAAGCCAGTTGCCGTTCCATCCCTCTTTGACCAGGACAGCCAGGCATTCAGCGCCAATCTCGCGCAGGCCTCGTTCAAACCGCCCGTAGGTGTTCTTTGCAACCCCCATAAGCGCGGCCATGTCCCCCTGGGTGCGCGACCCCCGAACGGTAGCCAATCGCGCACCGATCGACAACCAAACGGGTTTCGCGCTTTCTTCCTCGGAAGTGCGAACCGAATTTTTGCGGGCGGTCATCGTTTCGCACTTCCTGTAAGTAGTTGTTTCATCAAGACAAATTCTCTTTGACACCCATTTGTGGTGCGAATAGCGAAGTGCGAAACACAAACGGTTGTTGACAAGCACCCAAATGGGTTTAGCATCTGCCCCGTAGACATCACTCAACGGACAGGTACGAAGTGTCAGCAACGAATGCCCCGAGAAAAGCCAGTCCTGCTACGGACTGGCATCCCGCCGACATCGTAGCGGCGCTGCATCGCAGAAGAATCTCCCTGCGCCAGCTCGCACTACTGAATGGCTACACCAACGCTACCAGCCTCAATACCGCCCTTCGCCGGCCATACCCGCAGGCAGAGGCCCTGATCGCTGAAGCGCTCGGCAAGCCGCCCCAGGCCATCTGGCCCACCCGGTATGACGCCGACGGAAAACCGAACCGTGGCCAGGGAGGGCGCAAGCCGCTGCTACCCCCTGGTGCAAAGCCTAGCAGCCTCCGCGTAGGCCGCAATCCACAAATTGGTGCCTCCCAATGAAGGGCGCATCTATCTACCGCTTCCCCCAGGCGCACTCGCGCCGCCCACCTGCAGGAGACGCAAGGATGAATCGTCACCCCCGCCAGGCCTTCCGCCCGCAAGACTTCTTTTTGACCCCTCAGCCGGTGGCCCAGGTTCCCGGAACCATGGACTTCCGGGAGGCCGTCAGCGTGATGGTCGGCCAGATGCTCGAAACTGCCCATGCCGCTGGGCTGGACCGGTACGAAGTGGCTGCCCGCGCCAGCCGGCTGACCGGCCAGCATGTCTCAAAGGCGATGCTCGACGGCTATACCGCCCCGAGCCGGCAGACCTTCAACATCCCCCTGTGGCTCGCCCCGGTACTGGAAGTCGTGTGCAACAGCGCCGACCTGGCTGGCTGGCAGGCGGACACCATCGGTGGCCAGCTGCTGCTGGGCGCTGACACGCTCGATGCCGAAATCGGGCGACTGGAACGGCAGCGCGCCAGCTCGATGAAGCGGCTTCGCGCCCTCCGCAACCTGAGCGAAAGGAGCGGCGGGTAATGGCAGACGGTTCCGTGCCGAATCGGGGCAGGATCGATCTGGCCTCACTGGCCAGTGCCCTGGGCAAGTCCAAGCGCGCGATCGAAATCCGTGCCAACCGCGAAAAGTGGCCATTTGAGTCCCGCACCGTCCGTGGGGGTCAACAGCGCATCTTTGCGGTCTCCAGCCTCCCGGTGGAAATGCAGGCGGCGGTAGCTTTGGCGACGCAGGCCACTGCGCCGGTAGCAGCCCCGACCACAGCCCGGCAGTCCAGCGCGGACCGCATCGCCTCCGCCTGGAAGCGGTACGAAGCAGTGCCCCAGCACCTCAAAGACGAAGCGCACCGCCGCCTGCGCGCACTGCAGGCGGTAGATCAGCTGGTCGCCGATGGCCGGTCGGTCATGGATGCGCGCGCCCTGGTCGCTGCGCAACTGCAGCGCGAGAACGTTGGCGGCGCCAGCGTGGCCAGCCTCGGCCGCTGGGCGGCGCTGGTGGCCAAGGTCGAGAAGCATCACCGCCTGGCCATGCTGGTGCCGGCCTACACCGGCCGCACTGCGCGGGTCGAAATCCCGGCGGAAGCATGGGATCTGTTCAAGGCGGACTATCTCCGCGTTGAAGCACCCACCGCCAGCAGCTGCTATGACCGCCTGCAGCGCATCGCCGCCATCAAGCCGGAATGGCCGGCGCTGCCGTGCTTGAAGACGTTCCAGCGCCGAATCGACGCGGAACTGCCGCGTGCAGTGCTGGTGCTGGCCCGCCAGGGCCAGGAGAAGTTCGATCAGACCTTCCCGACCCAGGAGCGCGACCGTTCTGTGTTTCATGCCCTGGAGGCGGTCAACAGCGACGGCCACAAGTTCGACGTGTTCGCCAAGTGGCCCGATGGCACGGTGGCGCGGCCGATCATGGTCGGCGTGCAGGACCTCTACAGCGGCAAGCTGCTGGGCTACCGCATCGCTGAGACCGAGTCGGCCGACCTGGCGCGCTTCGCGTTCCGTGACGTCATGGAACGCTACGGCATCCCGTCGAAGGTCTGGCTGGACAACGGTCGCGGCTTCGCCTCGAAGATGCTCACGGGCGGCACTAAGAACCGCTTCCGCTTCAAGGTCCGCGAGGATGATCCGACCGGTGTCCTGACCGCAATGGGCTGCGAGATTCACTGGGCCACGCCGTACCACGGCCAGGCCAAGCCGATCGAGCGCGCATGGCGTGACCTCTGCGACCGCATCGCCAAGCACCCCGCGTTCGCGGGTGCCTACACCGGCAACAAGCCTGACGCCAAGCCGGAGAACTACGGCAGCAAGGCGATCGCCCTGGACGAATTTGTCAGGGTGGTCAACGAGGAAATCGCCGCGCACAACGCCCGCGAGGGTCGGCGTACCCGTACCGCTGCTGGCCGCAGCTTCGACGCCGCATTCCAGGAGAGCTATTCCAAGGCGCCTATCCGCAAGGCCACGCCCGAACAGCTGCGCGAGCTGCTGCTGTCGACCGACGTCGTAATCGGCGACCGCCGCGACGGCTCGGTGCGCCTGTCCGGCAACCGGTACTGGAGCGAAGCAATCGCCCCATACGCGGGCCAGAAGCTGATGCTGCGCTTTGACCCGGAGCAGCTGCACCAGGCGGTGCAGGCTTACACCCTGGCCAACGTCTATATCGGCCAGGCCGAGTGCATCGCGGCTGTCGGCTTTGCCGATACCGGCGCAGCCCGCGAACACGCACGCGCCAAGAAGAACTATCGCACCGCCACCCGCAAGCAGCTGGACGCGGAGCGCCGAATGGAAGTTTCCAAGGTTGCCGCGCAGTTGCCAGCGCCGATGCCCGAAGAACTGCCGCAGGCAGGCGTTATCGCGCCGATGTTCGGTCGTCGCAAGACGCAGCGCACCGAGGAAGCCGAACGCATCGTGCAGCAGCGAACCGGCACCGACGACAACCAGACCGCCTTTGTGTCGCTGATGGACCGCATGCAGTCCGAGCAGCAGCGCAACAGCCTCTGGAGCGCAACCGATGGAGAGGCCTGATGAAAGCGAACCTCGCCACCGGCTACCAGCGGCGCCAGGCGTACCTGCAGCGCATCCGTAACGAGGGATCACACCCCCCCAGGCACCAAGCACAGCTGCGGCTGCGCTCCGGTGTCGACAACCGAATCCGGCCAAAGGCGACCGAGGCTGGCGGCAGTGTCATCCGCCGCAAATCAAGACTGGCCTCGCTGAAACGTCCGCCCCTTCCACCTGTCTCCCCGCTGCACCCGCACCAATCCAAGGAACCGCTCACGATGAACCTGGCTGTCACCTCTATCACTCCCGAAGAACTGAATCCCGAACAGCTTGCCGACCTGCGGGAACGGCTGCGCATCACGTTGCAGGAAGACACCAACCTCAGTCAGGCACGTCTGGCGCGCGAGTCGGACCTCAGTAGCGCCACACTCTCCCAGTTCCTGGGCGGCACCTACGCCGGCAACCAGCAGAACGTGGCCCGCAAGCTCTCTGGCTGGCTCGCGTCCCGCGATGAGCGCATCAGCAACGGCGCGCTCCCCGAAGGCCCGGACTATGTGCGCACCCCGACCAGCGAGAAGCTCCGCGCCGTGCTGCAGTACGCCCACATGGCCGGCGACATCGCCGTCATCGCGGGCGGCGCCGGCCTCGGCAAGACGGTCACGAACAAGCGCTATGCCGCCGTCAACCCGAACGTCTGGCACGTTGAACTGACTCCGGCGACCGGTGGCGTGCTGACTTGCCTGCAGGAGATTGCCGGCGTCATGGGTCTGCGCGACCTGGTCAACACCGCCGCCTACATCCAGCGCGCCATCTTCCAGAAGGTCCGCAACACCAACGGTCTGCTGATCCTGGACGAAGCTCAGCACCTGACCGTCCAGGCGCTGGACCAGGTCCGCGCGATCAACGATCAAACTGGCATCGGCCTGGTGCTTGTGGGCAACGAGCGGGTGATTTCGCAGATGACCGGCGGCAACCGCGCCCCGTTCCTCGACCGTCTCTACAGTCGCGTCGGCAAGCGCTTGATTGTCCACAAGGCAGTCAAGGGCGATGCGGACGCAATCATTGACGCCTGGAACATCACCGACACCAGCTGCCGCGAGCAGATCCGGCAGATCGCGGATCGCCCCGGCGCCCTTCGCGTGCTGAATAAAGTGCTGCGCCTGGCAGCGGTCTATGCCAAGGCGAAGAAGGAGCCCATGTGCTGCGAGTCGATTCGCTATGCGGCGCAGGAGCTTGGGGTATTCGCAGCATGAGCCCGCAGATTCCGCGAATCACTGCCGACCTGATCAGTGCCCTCGCAGGCATTAGCCAGCTCGAACGCAAAGAGGCATTGCCCCAGCGCTGCCACGTCATCCAGGCCATCGCCGAGCGCGGCGCCCAGGTTGACGCCCTCACGGTCGGCGAGTTGCTCCAGCTCGCCAACCAATCCAAAGCCCACGCCACCGTACAGAGAGGGTTCCCCGCATGAACAGCTCCACCAAGGCAATGCCGACCTTTGATGACCTGTTGAAGACCGCCCAGGGCGCCGTTTCCCAGCTCGCCGGCCATGGCTGCGTCCCCCGGTCCATCTCAATCACTGGCGGAAAGCCGCTGATCGTGATCGACCCGCCGCGTGACCACGCCTTCCTGGCTGGCGTGCAGCACGTCCGCAAGGGCGCGGGCCAGATGGTCCAGCGAGCGGTGATGGCCGCGCCCTTCTTCGGGTGCCAGATCGAATGGGAAGTCTGTTCGCTGGCCATCCAGACCCGCCACTGAGTCCACAGCGAACCGAGATAGGAAATGAACAACACACCCTTCACCGAGGAACAGCAAGCAGAGGTGCGGCGCCGCATCGTCGCCACCGCCAGGGATGCCGGCGGCATGATCACCACCTCTCAGCTGTGCGAAGCCCTGGAGGACGTGCCGGACGCAGAGCGAGTCTATGCAATGTGCATGCTGCAACGACAGGGCGAGCTGGAGTCCAAGGGCACAGGCAGCGCGGCGATCCACTTCCTGGTGCGACCCGGCCAGGACGCGACAGCAGTCGCACGCGTGCCCCCGTTCGACCTCGACAAGGGAAAGGTAACGATCAACGTGCCTGCACCGTTGCCCCCGAGCGCAGCCCGGCAGGATGACCTGCTTGGATTGCGCAACCGCATCAATGCCATCACCCAGGACCTGGACGAAGTGCTGCTAGAAGCCTGCAGCAAAGAAATGCCTCACAAGGCGATCCAGCATCTGCTGGACGCCAATCGGGCCGCCCGCGCGGCAGCCGACACCGTTACCCGCTGATCACGAAATGGAGACCAATACGATGCAAGCCGCCACCATTCCTGTCGGCTACAGGCAGGACGCCAGGGGCAACCTGGTGCCGGAGAAGAACATCCGCCCCATCGACCAGGCACGCGATGAGCTTGTAGAAGAGCTGGTTATCGAGGCCAAGCGTCTGCACGACTTGCTGGCGGCGTTCAAGCTGCGCGCGCACGCCGACATCGCTGCATTTGTCCAGCTGAGCGCCGAGCAGTACCGCGTCGCCATCGGCGGTAAGAAGGGCAATGTGACGCTCCTCAGCTTCGACGGGCGCTACAAGATCATCCGCCAGATCCAGGAGAACATCCGCTTCGATGAACGCCTGCAGGCCGCCAAGGCATTGATCGATGATTGTCTAGTCGAGTGGACCGAGGATGCGAGCCCTGAGATTCGGGCGATCATCAATGACGCCTTCCGCTTGGACAACCAGGGCAACATCCGGACCGGGCAGGTTCTTTCGCTGCGCCGCCTGAAGATCGAGGACGACCGCTGGCAGCGAGCGATGGAAGCCATCGGCCAAGCCGTCCAGGTGGTGGGTAGCAAGTCCTATGTGCGCGTCTACGAGCGCGACGACAAGGGCAAGTATCAGCCCATCACCCTCGACATGGCGGGGGTCTGACATGGCCGAGCAGCACACCTATCAAGAGTTCCTGCAGCTCGCGGCGGAGATTGCCGACCGGACCGTCCGCAGCGATATCGAACTGTTTGCCAAGGACGTCTATATCGACGGCATCCAGCACTACGACCTGGACGCACCGAGGCTCTTCGACGAAGACGTGTCGATGGTTCGGGACGCCCTGGAGTACATCGACCTGCGTGGCGAAGGCGTCTTCCCGTGGGTGATGCACCGCCACCCGCAGCACCCCAACCTGGTGCGGTTTGAAGACCGGGCGGCGGGCGTATGACCGCGCCTACCGTCTCGCGGGCCAGCGCGCTCCGCAAGATCCAAGCGTGCCTGCGCCTGGCCGCATCCGACAACCCGACCGAAGCGGCGACAGCGCTGCGGCAGGCCCGTGCCCTGATGGAACAGCACGGCCTGAGCGAGGCAGATGCTGCATCTGCTGAGGTCGGCTCCTCCCAGGCGGCCACCGGATACCGTGGCGGCGAAATCCCGCAGTCCCTGGTTGCCCTGGCGGGCTTGGTCGCGGAGGGCTATCGCTGCTCGCTGGTCATCCAGCGCCGTCGCTGCCTGGGCGTCCGCTCCGGCTCGTTGACAGTTATGGGAACGACAGTGGTGGAGTTCTATGGCACGGGCTCCGACCCGGAAGTGGCCGCGTACGCCTTCACGGTACTGCGTCGCCAGCTGCAGCGCGGCAAGGCCGCGCACACCCGGCGCATCCGTAAGCAGGCGAACCGTGATCGTCGCGGTGAGGAATTCGCTCGCGGCTTCGTGGCCGCACTCCGCCGCCTGTTCTCCCAGCAGGAAATGAGCCAGGAACGCCGAGCCGCGATTGACGCGGCGATCACGCTGCGGAATGGCCAGCTCGGCACCACAGCGGGCAAGGCGATCACCAAGGGGCGCGCCAGCGACAACGACCGCCGGGCGGGCTTCAAGGCGGGCGAACAGGCTCGGCTCAATCAAGGGCTGGGCATGGGCGCACGCCAGTTGGAGGTGATCCCGTGACGGCCAAGAAGGACCCGCGCAGGGCGCAGATCGCCAAGATCCATCTGGCCGCTACGCAGCTCGGGCTGGACGACGCCACTTACCGGGACCTGCTACGCCGCGTGACCGGCAAGGATTCAACCGCTCGTATGTCGGTCGGTGAGCGCGACCAGGTCATCAGCGAGCTGCGGCGCCTGGGTTTTTCTGGAGTCAAGAAGGCGGACAGCAGCGCTGCCTATCCGGGCCGGCCGGAAACGGTCGATGACACTCCGATGCTGCAGAAGATCGAGGCGCTCCTGGCTGACGCCGGCCGTCCCTGGAGCTACGCGCTGGCCGTGGCCAATCGCATGTTCAAGGTTGATCGCCTGGAGTGGCTTAAAGGCGACCAATTGCACCGCCTGATCGCTGCTCTGCAGATCGACGCGAACCGAGGGAAGAAGGTATGAGCAACCAACAGCTGTTTGAAGAAGCGATGAAGGGCGCCACCAAGGAAGCGCTGCAAACGACGTTTGAACGGGTTGCCCAGCTGCCCCCGCCGCAGGTCATCCCATACCTGACGCAGATGACCCTGATCGCGGTTGAGCTGCTGCGAGCGGGTGGCCAGCAAGACACCTTTGTTCGGGAGTTCCTGGCTGAGGCGACGCGAAGCCTGGATAGCCCGCCGTTCCTCACGATGAAGGACCTGCGGGTCAACTGATGCAAACCATGGATGCGAGGAAGGAAGGGGACGAACGATGAGCGCAAAACGTGAAATGAGGGACTGCTGCATCGTGACCATTGGGTTCGTGCAGGTGCTGATGCCTGCCACCGATGGGCTCAAAGCGATGGCGCTCTTGCGCAATGCCGTCGAGGTCGAGCACGACTTGGAGCGGGGCTATGGAAACTGGGTTGCCGGCGAGCGACCGCGTTGCGAGATGCAGATGGTCTCCCCGCACAACGTTCGGGCAACGGTAGAGACGCCCGCGCCCACGGCCCGGACTCGGAAGCCGCGTCTGCTGGGGCATGAAGGATGAAAGCGACATGCCCCGAGTGTGGCTGCCAAGGCCATATCGCTACCTTCTTTGTCGAAGAGGACGGCAAGCGCCTGGCAATGACCATGGCCGAGATGCCCACGAAGGAGCTGGCAAAAGCGGTCTTGGGCTATCTCGGGCTGTTCAAGCCGCCGAAGAGTTCACTGCGCCTGCAGCGGGCAGTGAAGATCGCCCAGGACGTAGCGGAGCTGGTCGCAACAGGTGACGTCTGTAGGGACGAACGCACTGGAGTTCGCCGCCCCGCAGGCCCAGCGGTCTGGACAGCGGGTATCGAGCAGATGCTCGCGCAGCGGTCAGCCATCTCGCTGCCGCTGGACTCGCACGGCTATCTGCGCGCCGTGGTCTACGGGCTGGCCGACAAGCAGGACGCGGCGGCGGAGCGCAAGCGAGAAGAAGATACGCGCTCGGGAAAGCACCTGGCTCGCACGACCGGAACCGTTGGTATCGACCCGTCGCCCAATGCGGAAACGCCGTTGCAGCGCCAACTGGCGTGGATTGCCCAGATGGAGGAATTCGAGCAGTACACCGCAGAGGAAGCCGAGGAAGAACGCCGCAAGGCCTATGCGAAACACGGAGAGCAGTGATGATTGACCAACGCGACTTGCTCGAAATGCCAGACGGTGAAGACGCGCTCGATCTGATCGAGCGCGGTAGCTACGATCTTCCCGACACCCAGTGGGAGGGCATGCTGGTCGCTTTGGTCGCTGTGCTTGAGGCTGCCTTCCGCCGCCTGGGGATAGATGAGGCCCAGGCCACTCGCCTCGCCATTGCTGCTGTCCTGGCTCAGGGAGACTATGCCGGTGGACGCCAGATCTACATCCCGAGGGGCGTTCGCTTGCGCAACGCCCTTCGGGACGCAGAAATCTACAGGCAGGCCAAGCGCGGTAACATCACCGAGCTGGCGCAGAGGCATGGGCTGACGGAGGTTAGCGTCTACCGGATCATCCGCGAGCAGCGAGAGCTGCACCTGTCGAGGGTGCAAGGAAGACTCGATCTTGGAGAAGTTGGACGATGAACATGTGCAAGGTAGCTCTCTCACTTATGGTCGCGCTGTGTTTGGCCGGCTGTGGATCGGCGCAGAACGATCTAGTTGGAAAGGCAGAGGATGCGGTTAGACATATCGCCAAAGATCCGGATTCAGTGATTTTCCGGGAGGTGCGGATTGTTCAGCTCGATACCGGCGCGGGCATGGCTCCGATCGTATGCGGGGAGTTCAACGCAAAGAATGGCTTTGGCGGCTACTCGGGTTTTGAGGCGTTTGCGTGGCACCCAGATGGAAAGCTGCTTGCAAAGGCCCTGTACCCTGATGGCGTGGAGGTAGTGCAGCAGGGGATCAGCGCTCTCTGCGCAGGCAAGATGCCGGAAGTCTGACCCTCGACAGTTCACAACAGAAAGCCCCGCGACTGCGGGGCTTTTTCATTGAGGGATGTTATTCCCAGTCATATCGCACGCGCGCGGATTCTGTGTAGACCGGGGGATGGCTTGGCGTAACTACAGCAAAGCACCCCGCTACCCACAACAGCGGAGTGCACATGCAACCCAACAACCCCTTCCTGCGATTCACCTCGGCCATCGGGTCGCTGCTCGACCGCATTGGCTACATCTGGCTGTGGTTTGCCATCAGCCTGGTCCTGCTGGCGGTGGTCGCCCTTATCAATCCCGTGTTGGTGGCCTCCTATATCTGGGCCGCGTCCAAGCTGACCCTGGCTGCGGCCATCGGTTTCGGCGTGGACCTGACCGTCTTCCGTGGCGCTGATCCCCGGCACCTTCAGGACGGCCTGGAGAAGTCGATGGCGCAGACGCGCAGGGTGACCCTGATTGCCGCAGCCATGATCGCGGCAGGATTGATCGGATGAGTCGGCGCGGCTACCCCGACCGGGCGCTGCGCCTGCTGACGGCGGTGGTCCTGACGGTGCTTGCAGCGCTGGCAATCGGCAGCTGCCGAAGCGCCCAGGCTGCGGAGCCGAAGCGGACGACAGTCCGTGTCGCACCTGCATCGGCCTTGTACCGCCATCGTGTCGAACAGGCCGCAGCGCGAGCCTGGGGCGTACACGGCAGCCCGGCGCGTCTGGCCGCGCAGCTGCACCAGGAGTCGGGTTTCCGTGCCGACGCGCGTTCACCGGTCGGCGCCCAGGGCATCGCGCAGTTCATGCCCAAGACCGCAACCTGGATCGCGACGGTGTTCCCCAAGGATCTGGCGGCGTTCGATCCCTGGAACGCACAGCAGGCCATTCTTGCAGCGGCGCTGTATGACCGCTGGCTGCTCGACCGCGTTGCGGTGTACGGCGGTGGGACGATGTCTGAGTGCAGCCGCTGGGCCTTCACGTTCCGCGCCTACAACGGTGGTGAGAAGGCCCTCAATCGCGAGCGCAGCCTGGCATATGCGGCCGGCGCCGATTCCAACGACTGGCACCAGGTCGCCAACTTCCGCGCGCGCGCCGACTGGGCACACCGCGAGAACATTGGCTATCCGCGACGCATCCTGCTGGTGCTGGAACCGGCCTACATCGCGGCCGGGTGGCCGGGGAGTTCCCCATGTCAGTGAGCCGGATTGAGTCCACGGCCGGAAAGCTCCTGGCCATCGTGCTGCTGCTGGCCACCGCGATCGCCGCTGGCCTGTGGGCAGGCAATCGCTGGGCCGAGGGCGGCCGCGCAATCAAGGACCGCGCCGAACAAGAGGCGTACATCGGGGACCTGGAGCAACAGCTCACCCGTCTGCACGCGCAGGCCGCTGATACGGCTATTGCCTATGCCGAGGCGATCGACCGGATGAACACCATTGCCAACTCGTTGGAGCACAACCGTGAAGAGAACCGCAGGTTCACCGAAGACCAGCGGGTGGCGCTGGCATCGTTGCTTGATCGCCGTCCCGAGCTGCGTGCTGCTCGCGTTGGCACTGACGTCCTGCAGCACTGGAACCAAAGCAATCAGGGCAAGCCCGCCGCCGCCGCCCCCGCCCGCGATGCCGGCCAGCCTGAAACAGGAATGCCCGGCGCTGCCGATGGCACCCAACGACCTGCTGGCGACCCTGCTGGGGAATCACGACCTGGTGGCGTCCCTGTATCACGACTGCAGCGCACAGGGGCGAGCGTTGATCCTGGCCGCCGACGACTGGGAGGCTACGGCGTGGCAGTGGTACTGCCGGGCTCTGGAGCAGTCGCAAGTCCGGCCAGCGGGGTGCGCTGATGGCCGGCGCAACCGAGAAGGACCTGGCGACCCTGCGCAACGAGTACCTCGACCTGGCGCTGCGGTGCCGAACTGAGGCCAAGAAGCTGCGCGGCGATCGCGCCGCCGCCCTGGAGGGCCAGGCGCGCGCCTATGCGGGCTGCGCGGCTGATCTCTTCGACCTGATCAACGGAAGGAAACACCCGAGTGCAAGACGACGCTGATATGGCCGGTGAGGTCGACGCAAGAGCCTGGGAAGAGCACGAACGCAACCGGCTCGCGCGTGAGGCCTATCTGGCCGGGCCGCCCGCAATCCTGACGCCGATGGATTGCGTTGACTGCGGCACCAGCATCCCAGAAGCCCGACAGCGCGCCGTGCCTCGGACCCGCCGCTGCGTGACATGCGCTGGCGCGCTGGAGACCCGATGAGCGACCCCGTGATGGCCGGGCCGATGGTGGTGGGACTGCTGGTGCTGGTAACGGGCCTGGTGTCGATCAACCTGCTGGTGGGGATCGTTCTGTGGTGGCGCCACTCCGGCCTGGCCGACCGCGTCACAAAACTGGAGGTGCACTACCAGCATCACCTCTCGCACAAAGAAGTCCAGCAAGTGTTCGAGCGCCTGGCGAGTCTGGAGGGCCAACTCGACAACACCAACGCAATGCTGAAGACCGTCCATGAACATCTGTTGGAGACCGATTGAATGACCCACAAGACCTTTGCCGAACGCATGCGAGAAGATCGCCGCCTGGTGCTGCTGCGCTTGCTGGCCGAACAGAATGGCTACCGCGCCAACAGCTCCACACTGCACGCGGGGCTGCACCACATGGCTGTGGCGGGCAGCCGGGACGATGTCCTGACGGACCTGACCTGGCTCGGTGAGCAGGGTCTGCTCCGGGTCAGCGAGGCGGTGCCCGGTGTCCTGGTGGCCGAGCTGACCCAGCGCGGCCAGGACGTCGCCACCGGCATGACGTCCGTGCCTGGCGTCCGCCGCCCGAGCGCGCGGTAACGCCATGACTGCCCCACGTCGCGGAAAGTCCAGCATCCAGCGTCTACCGCCAGAGCAGCGCGCCCATGTGGAGCGTCTGCTCCGTGAGGACCGCCTGACGCTGGCAGAGATGATCGCCGAGCTGCAGCAGACCTTCCCAGGCGAGCCTGCTGCGGAAGTGTCGAAATCGGCACTGCATCGCTATCACCAGGGCATCTCCGCCATGACTGCTCGCATGCGGGACATCGAGGCTGCTGCCCAGGCGGTGGTGGGTGAACTGGGCGAAGGTGTTGGCGAGAAGGCCGGCGCACTGTTGGGCCACGCCATCACCACTCTGGCAACCAACGCGGCGCTGAAGGCGCACGAAAGCGACGAAACCAGCATCGAAGACATCCGCAAGTTGGCGCGAGCGGCCAACGACGCGATGAACACCCAGCGGATGAGCGTCAACGTCCGCCGCGCGGTCGCGCAGGAGGCACGCGAGGCCCTGCAGCGCGAGCAGGCCGCGAAGCTGGACAACGTCGTCAAGTCGGGCGGCTTGTCCGAAGAGCGGGCCAAAGAGTTCCGCAAGAAGATCCTGGGAATCGGCTGATGGTCATCGCAAAGGCAGTACGCCCGAAAGGTGCGCCAACCAAGACGCCGTTGGCAGAGGCCATCAATCGGGCCGATCGTGTCGAGGATCTGCTGAAGGACGAACTGCCGGCGTCGCTCGCCGTCGAAGTCAACAGCGCGATCGACGCAGTGCTGCTGAAGTACCAGCAGGACTGGGTTGCCGATGACAGCGACCTGAAGGTTGCCGAGAAAAGCCGGCGCGTAGGCCTCACCTGGGCCGAAGCGTCAGACAACGTGCTGACCGCCGCCAGGTCCCGTCAGGGCGGCGGGATGAACGTGTACTACATCGGCTACAACATGGACATGGCCATCGAGTACATCGAGGCCTGCGCCATGTGGGCGCGCGTGTTCAACCAGGTGGCCGAAGACGTCGAGGAAGGCGAAGAAGTCTTCAAGGATGGCGACGATGAAAAGTCCATCAAGACCTATACCATCCGCTTTGCCAGCGGCTTCCGCATCGTGGCCCTGTCCTCGCGCCCAGCCAACCTGCGCGGCAAGCAAGGCGTGGTGGTCATCGATGAGGCCGCATTCCACGGCGCCCTGGACGAACTGCTGAAGGCCGCCCTGGCGCTGCTGATTTGGGGCGGCAAAGTCCGTGTGATCAGCACCCATGACGGCGATCAGAACCCGTTCAACGAGCTGGTGAACGAGATCCGGGCGGGTTCCCGAAAGGGTAGCGTCCACCGCATCACGTTTAAGGAAGCTGTCGAGCAGGGTTTGTTTGGACGCGTCTGCATGCGCAGGGGCGTGCCGTGGGACGTGGACGCCCAGGGAAGCTGGGTCATCGGCGTCTATGCGTTCTATGGCTCGGCAGCTGAGGAAGAGCTGGACGTTGTGCCAAGCCAAGGCTCGGGTGCCTGGCTGACCACTGCCCTGGTGGAACAGCGCATGTACGGCGCACCAGTCCTGCGCTACAACTGCCCCAAGGGCTTCGAGCAGCAGTCAGATAACGCGCGCCGCACCGCCGTCCAGGAATGGCTGGATCTGGAAGTCGGCCCGCTACTGGACGCACTGGACCCGGAGCTGCAGAGCGTGTTCGGCCAGGACTTTGGCCGTTCAGGCGATCTGACCGTGATGGTGCCGGCGCAGATCGAGCAGAACCTGCGTCGTCGCGTTCCGTTCCTGCTGGAGTTGCGGAACATGCCGCACAAGCAGCAGGACCAGGTGGCCCAGTACGTCATCAAGCGCCTACCGCGCTTCGTCAAGGCGGCGGTGGATGCTCGGGGCAACGGTAACGCCGTGGCCGAATTCCTCGCCCAGGAGTTCGGGTACAGCCGTGTCGCCTTGGTCATGGCAACGGAGACCTGGTACCGCGAGAACATGCCCCCGCTGAAACAGGCGTTCGAGGACGACACCATCGCCATCCCCAGGGACAAGGACGTCCTGGGCGACCTGCGCGCCATCAAGATGATCAAGGGCGTCGCCCGCGTGCCTGATCGATCCACCGGCAAGGACGGTGGGCAGCGACACGGCGATGCCGGCATCGCGATCGCCCTCATGTACTACGCCAGCCGGCACCCAGGTGCGGAAATGGCATGGACGCCAATGCCGCGCAGCAGCCGCGGCTACGACACCGTCTCACATGACGGCGACGACCTCTCTATTCCGGAACCCGAAGCATGGTGAACAACTCCCGCATCCTTGGCCCCGATGGCCAGCCCCTCCGCATTGCCCAGCTGGCCGAGCCGCAAACCGCCCACGCGATCCAGCTGCAGCGTGAGTTCCAAGGCCACCCCTCACGCGGCCTGACGCCCTCGCGTCTGGCCGCGATCATGCTGGCCGCCGAGCAAGGCGACGTCATCCGGCAGTACGAGCTGTTCGAGGACATGGAAGAGCGCGACGCCCACATCTATTCCGAGATGTCCAAGCGACGCCGCGCCGTGGCCAGTCTGTCCTGGAAGATCGCACCACCCAAGAACGCAAGCGCGGTTGAAAAGAAGAATGCCGAGCAGCTGCAGGAAGTGCTGGAGTCGATGGACAACCTGGAAGGAATCCTCTTTGACACCACCGACGCGATCGGCAAGGGCTTTGCGTGCCAGGAGATCGAGTGGCAGCGCCTGGGTGCCGAGTGGCAGCCCAAGTCGATCCTGCACCGGCCGCAGAGCTGGTTTCAGTTCAAGCGCGGCTATCAGCAGGAGATCCGCCTGCGCGTCGGCAGTGGCGATGGCGAAGCGCTCCAGCCCTATGGGTGGATCACCCACACCCACGCTGCCAAGAGCGGCTATCTGGAACGCGCGGCGCTGTTTCGGGTCCTGGTGTGGCCGTACCTGTTCAAGAACTACAGCGTCGGCGACCTGGCCGAGTTCCTGGAGATTTATGGCATCCCGATGCGCATCGGCAAGTATCCGCCAGGTGCTTCCGAGAAGGAGAAACTGACGCTGCTCCGGGCGCTGATGCAGATCGGCCACAATGCGGCGGGCATCATCCCCGAAGGGATGACCATGGATTTCCCTGCCGTTGCCGAGGGTGACCCCAAGGCGTTCGAGCTGATGATCAGCTGGTGCGAGCGCAGCCAGAGCAAGGCGATCCTGGGCGGAACGCTGACCAGCCAAGCTGATGGCAAGAGCAGCACCAACGCCCTGGGCGAGGTGCACAACGAGGTGCGCAAGGAGCTGAAGGACGCCGACGCCAAGCAGGTGGCCACCACGCTCACGCGCGACCTGATCTATCCGTTGGCGATGTTGAACGGCTTCCTTCCGCAGGGCGATCGCCGTCGCTGCCCGCGCTTCACCTTCGACCTGGCCGAAACGAAGGACATCGGCGCCTACGCGACCGCGCTGCCGCCCCTGGTGAAACTGGGCATGCGCATCAGTCCGACATGGGTGCACACCGAGCTGGGCATTCCCGAAGCCGGCCCGGATGAGGCGGTGCTGGTCGACGGCGCCGACGCCGCTCCTGCAGGCGTGGCGGCGCTCACTCGCGCCGGCCTGGCGGTGGCCACCTCGCAGGCTGCGCGCGGCAAGGACAGGGAGGACCAGCTTGCCGCCCTGGTGGGCAGTGAGATCGACCCGTTGATTACCGACTGGGTCGAGAAGATCCAGCAGCTGGTGGATACCGCGCCGGACCTGGAGCACATCCGACAGGGTCTGCTCGACCTGCTGCCATCGATGAGCGCCGATCAGTTCACCCGAGCCATGCAGCACGCGCTGGCGATCGGTGGCGCTGCCGGCATGTTCGATGCCCTGGAAGACAGTCGTGGCTGAGATCCGGGGCAACTTCGGCAGCCTGCCCGAGGCGGAGCGCTACTTCCGCGACAAGGTCAATCTGCCCACCAGGCGCTGGAACGATCTCTGGCAGGGACAGCATGCGCGTGCATTCGTCGTTGCCGGCGCCACCCGTGACGCCTTGCTGACGGACCTGCGCGAGGCAGTCGATGCTGCGATCACGAAAGGCGAGACCCTGGCGGACTTCCGCGCCCGGTTCCGCGACATTGTCCAGCGCAACGGCTGGGTTGGGTGGACGGGCGAAGGCAGTCCTGGCGGCCAAGCCTGGCGCACGGCGGTCATCTACAACACCAACATCCGAACCGCCTACCAGGCGGGTCGATGGGAGACCCTGCGCCACTTCCCCTACCTGCGCTACAAGCACAACACCGTGCGCAATCCACGCGAGCAGCACAAGGCGTGGGACGGGGTCATCCTGCCGTCGACCGATCCATGGTGGGACACGCATTACACGCCCAATGGCTGGGGCTGCCACTGCACGGTGATCGGCGTGTCCGAGGCCAAGATGCGCGCGATGCGCTGGAAGGCCAGCGAACGGCCTGCCCCTGTCCTGGGCGACCCGCCACCAGAGTGGGCATATCACGTCGGGCATGCAGCCAACGGTCGCCAGATCGCCGATGCCGCCCTGGCCAAGGACGCGGCGGCGAAGTGGTCCGAGCTGCCGGGCAAGACCGCTGCGGAGTACGGACGACCGGCGCAGGTTCCGCTTGATGCTGCCGCAGCTCAGCCCCTGGCCAGCGGCATCCGCGACCCGCAGCGCGTGCGCCAGGTTTGGCGGGAGCTGTACGGCGAGACCTCCACCCTGCGCGATCCTGCAGGCGACCCGGTGCTATTGACCGACCAGGTGATCGAGCACTGGCTGGAGAAGCCCTCGCGCCTGGATGGTCGGGAGAAGTACCTGCCGCTCCTGGCCGAGACCATCCAGGCACCGTTCGAGATCTGGGCCAACTTCGCCCAGAACGACGCCGGCAAGGTCGGCCTGCGCCGCTACTACGTCAAGCGGGTTGAAGTGACCGAGGGTGAAGGCGCGGTGGCGAAGCGCTATGCGTTGACCGTCATCGCCGAAGTGCTGCCAGGCGGCGTCTGGGGCTCGTTCGACTTCTTCCGGGGCAACAAGCCACAGCCGCGATCGCGGCAAGGAGTGTTGGTATGGGGAAGGTCGGAAGAATGAGCCTTTGCTCACAGACGCGCCAGCTCGCTCTGCGGCGCTTCCTGCAGGGCCTCGGGGGCTGGCCCACCCTGTGGAAGGATTGCGGCCCTGGGGTCGCTACACCAGGGGCGGCTGGTCCCTGGTCCGTGGCCGGAGAATACCATGGCTGACGAGCCCCTGATTCTCCAGGTAGATGCCGACCAGGCGGAGCGTTGGTTCGGCGAACTGCACCGCCGCAGCGCCGACCTCAGTGGCCTGATGGCCCAGATTGGCGAGGACCTGACCGAGAGCACCCAGGCGCGGTTCGACACGGGCATCGGCCCTGATGGCGTCGCCTGGCAGCCACTGGCAGACGGGTCTGGCCGCACGCCGCTGAACGCGACGCACCGCACCAGGGATGGCATCCATCCGCTATCGGGCGTGGACTGGGTGGAGATCCGCGCCGATTCCAAGCAGGCCAGGTGGCACCAGGAGGGCACAGACCCGTATGTCATCCAGGCCAAGCCGGGCAAGGCGCTGTTCTGGCCAGGCATGCAGATGCGTACCGGCAAGGACGGGAAGGAGTCGCCGGGGTTCGTGAAAAAGGTCAATCATCCGGGACTGCCGGCGCGTCCCTTCCTGGGCATCAGCGAGACCGATGCCGAGGCGATCGAGCAGCTTGCCGTTGCCTGGCTGGAATTGGACGCAGAAGCCGGAAATCTGCCCCCCGCCTAAAACGGCCCCACAGGGCCTCTGAGGCCCCCTGGGCGCGGCCACCGTCCGAGGACACCCCGTCCGAGGTGCCCAGGGGCGATTTAAACGCCTTTCAAACGCGGTTGCGGTCGGCAGTGAAGGTGGCGTTGCGACCAACGGCCGATTTTTCGCAGAACGTGTACAGTTTGGGATCGATGGCGCGAGGGCAGCTGCCCCTCCATCTGCACTAAGGGATGTTAATCCCGATCCGCTCAGTCGACCGGCCAATCTGGCTGGGATGACCAAGCCAGCCCAAACCCCCGTCCCCTCGAACGTCGCGATCGCCGCGTGCAGCTTCAAGCTGCCACTGAGCCTTGCCGATGACGGAACCATCGAAATGCAGCTGACGCCTGCAGGTGAGTTCCGGCCCAACGATGGCCGCGAACTGCCCGTGCCGGCCTGGTACATCGATGCGGCTGTGGCCGAACGCGTCATCGCCCGCTTCAACGCCAAGAACAAGCCGCTCGTCGTTGATTACGAGCATCAGACCCTCAACAAGGAAACCAACGGGCAGCCTGCGCCGGCCGCTGCCTGGATGCGTGCGCTGCAATGGCGCGAAGGTTCCGGCCTCTGGGCTATCGCCCGGCCAACGGCTCGCGCGCTCGCTGCGATCGACGCCGAGGAGTACCGCTACGTCTCGCCGGTGTTCCGCTTCGATGAGAAGACCGGCGAGGTGCTGACGATCGAAATGGCCGCCATCACCAACACCCCCGCGATCGATGACATGCAGGCGCTGTCCCTGCGTGCGGCTGCCACGTTCGCGTTCCACACCGACACCGAGGATCACCCGATGAATGCCTTGCTCGCAGCCTTGCTGGCTGCACTGAAACTGCCCGCAACCACCACCGAAGAGCAGGCCATTGCCGCCTGCAGCAAGCTGGGCCCGAAGTTGGCCACGCTGGAGAGCCTGACCACCGAACTGGGTGTTGATGAAGGCGGCGCGCTGGCTGCCTGCTCGGCCCTGAAGGCGGCGTCCACCAAGCCGGACCCGACCAAGTTCGTGCCGCTGAGCGCGGTGGAAGAGATCCGTGGCCAGTTGGCCGCGCTCAGTGCAGAGCGCACCAACGAGAAGGTCACCGCATTGGTCGAGCAGGGCCTGGCCGATGGTCGCATCCTGCCCGCCCTGAAGGACTGGGCCACCGACCTGGGCAAGTCCGACATTGCCGCGCTGAACAAGTACCTGGCCGGCGCCCCGGCAATCGCGGCACTCAGCCAGACCCAGACCCAGGGCAAGAAGCCAGGCGGTGACCAGGCGCGCGACGCACACGGTCTGACTGACGGCGAGCTGGCCGTCTGCTCGATGACCGGCATCAGCCCGAAGGACTACGCCGCCGCCAAGCCGTCCGCCTGACGGCAACGCGTCAACCACGCCTACATATAAGGACACTGCCATGACCGCAGCCACCCAGGGCCGCAACACCAATCGACGCGACGCTCAGCGCGTTGGCCACCTCATCAACCCCGGCACCCAGATCTGGGCCGGCACGATGATTGCCCTCCTGACCACCAACGGCAACGCAGTGCCTGCCGGCACCGCTGGTTCTGGTGACGCAGTCGGCGTCGCACAGAACGATGGGCTTGGCGATGGCACTGTCCAGGCCGATGCCTGGCGCGGCCACGCGTTCCACTTCGCCAACAGCGCTGCCGCCGACCAGATCACCCGCGCCGACATCGGCGCCAAGGCGTTCGTGGTGGATGACCAGACCGTTGCGAAGACCGACAACAGCGCCGCGCGCAAGGTCGCCGGCAAGATCATCGACGTGGACGCCGCTGGCGTCTGGGTCCTGGTCGGCTGATCCCGTTCCACTCCTTCCACAGGACACCCACATGCAGATTTCCCGAGCAACTCTCGCCACGCTGTTCGTGGCCTTCAATGCGGCCTTCAAGCAGGGCCTGGGCCAGGCGCCGTCCCAGTACGAGCGCATCGCCACCGTCGTGCCGTCCACCACCAAGTCCAACGAATACGGCTGGCTCGGCAAGCTGCCGGGCATGCGTAGGTGGATCGGTGACCGCGTGATCCACGGGATCATGACCCACGGTTACACCATCCGTAATGAGCCCTTCGAGCTGACGGTTGGCGTTGACCGCGACGACATCCAGGACGACAACATCGGTGTCTACACGCCGCTGATGCTGAACATGGGCGAGTCCGTGGCTGCGCAGCCCGATGAGCTGACCTTCGGCCTGCTGAAGAACGGCATCAACACGGCGTGCTATGACGGGCAGAACTTCTTCGACACGGACCACCCGGTCATCGACGCTGACGGCAAGAACGTCACCCAGAGCAATATCGATTCCGGCGGCACCGGCCCCTACTGGTACCTGCTGTGCACCAAGCGCGCCCTGAAGCCGCTGATCTTCCAGAACCGTCAGGACCCGAATTTCGTGTCCATGGACACCGAAACCGATGAAGCCGTCTTCAGCCGGAAGGAGTTCCGCTACGGCACCGATTGCCGCCGCAATGTCGGCTTCGGTTTCTGGCAGATGGGCTACGCCAGCAACAAGCCGCTGACGGCGGAAAACCTGCAGGCCGCCTATACCGCCTTCACCAGCCGTACCGGCGATCACGGCCGACCGCTGGGCCTGGTGCCCGATCTGCTGGTCATCACGCCGAACCTGAAGTTCAAGGCGGCAGAGATCCTGACCGCGAACCAGATCGCCGGCACCGACAACGTGATGAAAGGCGTTGTCGAGGCCCTCGACTCGCCCTGGATTCAGTAAGGCCACCCGAGCGGGGCCAGCGCCATCCGCGCTGGCCCCACCGTTCAACTCAGTAAGGAGTGGCCAATGGCCAACCAGCAGATCATCGTGAAATCCCGACAGGAGCGCGGCCGTTGGCGCGCAGGCCGTCACTTCACCCGGCAGGGTGTCACCCTCGACGTGGCAGACCTGAAGAAAGGCCAGCTCGACGCCATCAAGGGCGACCCCGAGCTGATCGTCCAGGAGGTGGAATCCAAGGGCGAGCCGACCGCCGACGAAGTGGCGATCGCACGCCAGAAGGCAGCGACCAAGAACGCGGCCGGCAAGAAGGCCTGGGGCGAAGCCGAGGTCAAGGCGCAGGCAGCGGCCGGTCTGGATGCAGCGGCCTGGGAAGCCCTGGCGCCGGCCGAGCGCGTGCCGCAGATCGAGGCGCACCTGGGCAAGGAAGGCTGACCGATGAGCTACATCACCCTCACGCAGCTGGCCGAGATCCCCGGCGCCCTGGAGCTGGCGCAGGTGGCCACGGCGAAGGACCAGCGCCCCGTGTCGGCCGCGCTGATGGACGCCACGCTGCGGGGGGGTGATCGTAGTGCCTTCGACCCCGCCGAAATCCTCCGCGCCGACGCGTGCGTGGCTCGAATCCAAGAAGCGATCGCCCAAGCCGGCGCGCTGATCGATGGCTACCTGGCCAAGCGCTATCAGCTGCCCTTGGCGCAGATGGACACCATGCTGCCCACGTGGGCGCGAAGCATCGTGCGCTACCAGCTCCACGGCGATCGCATGTCAGATGAGCGCACCGACCCTGTTGTGCGTGACTACCGCGACGCAATGAATTTCCTGCGGCTGATTGCCAAGGGCGAATTCCACCTGGGAGGGGCTGACCCGACCACCGGCCCCACCGGCCTGGGCGACTTCATCATCCATCCTGGGAACAAGGTATTCGGCAGGGACGGTCGGCCATGACAGTCGGCCCCTTTCCGGTCGGAGCGATCATTGCCCGTCTCCAGGAGCAGGCCAAGGTGCTGCTCGAAGTGGGCAGTGCTGCGGACCTCAGCACCGCATTGGAGCAGCAGCCCAACACAACCGTGGCCGCGTTTGTGACAGCGGCCGAGCTGGGGCAACGGTCGAAATACTCCACGAACGGCCTCCACATCCAGAACGTCGACGTCACGATCCGCGTGGTGCTGTTCGTCCGCAATTACGCGGGGGAAGCGGCGGGTACAGGCGCCCGCCTGCAGATGGACGCCGAAGTGATCCCCGCTGTGCGCCAAGCCCTGGTCGGCTGGACCCCGGTCGACGCCTTCGATGCGCTCTCCTTCCAGGCAGGCCGCGACGAGGCATTCAAGGCCGGCTGGCTGGTCAGCCAGCAGGTACTTACAACCAACTACCGCATGCAGGTATCCCGATGACCAACAAACCCACCCCGACCAGCGGCGGCGCCTGGCGCGTCATTGATGGCGCCCTGGTCAATGAGGCTCAGCCGAGCCTGGCGCCGCACCAGATCACGCCGAAGGTCGCCACCGAGCCGCCCAAGGCAACGCGCCAGCGGACCACCACCACGACTCCCACCGAGGAATAGCCACATGGCACAGCCCCAACTCGAACCCTTCAAGCGTCGCGGCCTGGCGCTGGCCGTGCGCGCCGCTGCCGGCAGTCCTGTCGTGCCGGCGCCGGCAACCAACGGCGTCCTGCTCTTCAACGGCACCAGCGGGACCGAGTTCGACAAGATCGAACGTCCCATCGACCGCCCCTTCCTGACTGGCCAGCCCTTCGCCGTGGGCGCGCGCCGCGCGTACATCGAAGGCGAGTTCGAGCTGTACCCGCCGACCTCACCAGGTGGCGCCGCCGACAGCGACCCCGACTGCGGCGTACTGCTGCTGCCGGCCGGCATGACCGTGGTCAAGGACGCTACGGAAAAGACCACCCGCTACAATCCCATCAGCACCAACATGGCGCTGAGCGATGCGAAGTTCTGGCACGCCGGCACCCTGAAGCATGTGCAGGCTGCGCGCCACAACCTGACCAGCCTGGCCATCACTGTTGGCGATCGCTTTAAGGGCAACGTTCGCGTCCAGGGCGACTACGAGAACATCACCGAGGATGCTCTGCCGGAGATCGTTCTGCCGACCACGGTCCCCACCGTCGCCAGGGCCGACAACACTGTGACCAAGATCGCCGTGCTGCCGGGCGGCGCTGCACTGACGGTGTGGGCCAAGTCGCTCTCGGTGGACCTGGGCAACACCATCACACCCAAGGAGTACACCTCGCACAAGGAAACGGGCATCACCGATCGCGCGCCGACCTTCACGCTGCGCCTGGCCAAGACTGCCCTGGCGGACTTCAACCCTTGGACCCTGCGCGATGCGGCAACGCCTTTGTCCATCTCGTTGCGCCTGACCGAGCAGAACAAGCTGTACAGCGAGCTGGGAATTCGTGGGCAGATCGACACCATCAACGAGGTGGAGATCGATGGCGACTATGGCTGGGAGCTGTCCGGCCCGTGCGTGGCCAGCGATGCAGGCGGCGACGAGCTGTATATCGAATTCGGCGATTCCACTCCGTAACCGCGCTACACTCCGCCCATCAGCCCCGCCACGTGCGGGGCTTCTTTTTTGCACCAACGGTTGTTAATCCCGATCGCGCAAGGCGCGCAGGCAAAGTGTTCCTGTCCCGTTCAAACGGGCATTGAACTACCTTCCCTAAAGGATTCAACCCCATGCTGAAACTCAAGAAGACCGCTACTGTGTCCCGCCCGGTGAAGCTGCGGCTGCCGACCGACAACCCGGACACCTTCAACGAAGGCACCATCACGGTCGGCGTCAAGATCCTGACCAAGGAACAGCTGAAGGATCTGGCCGACGCCGAGATCCACGACACCGAGTATCTGCGCCAGATCCTGGTGTCCGTGTCCGGTCTCGGCGATGAAAACGGCAATCCGATTGAGGGCGATGCCGCCCTGGCCGAGGTTTACACCGGCCCCTGGTCGACCTACCTGCAGAACGCCATCCTCCAGGACTACTGGGAGCAGTACGGCGAAGTCCGCGTAAAAAACTCCAAGCCGTCGCGCGGGCGCTAGTTGGGAAGGGTCCCCGCACTGGCGGCAGCGATCGGGACCATGAACCCGATTCTGCCGTCAGTGCGACGGACTTCCTGCGTGACGGTGGCAATGCGGAAGCTGCGGTTGAGGCGATCGAAGTCCTCTTCTCCAACTGGACGGCGGTGGCGGTGTTCCAACGCTGCAGGCCTCAGTGGATCACCGGTATGCACGCCCCCGTCTATGACGGCATCAGCGCCACAGAAATTAGCGCCGCTGCGGGCCTGCTCGGCGTAGAGCGCGAGGAATACCCAGATCTGTTGTTCTGCCTGGACGTGCTGATCCAGGCAACCAGCGAGGCCCGCTCCGAGGCCGCATAGGTGCCCCAGTGAACCCTACCGTCACCCTCCGATTGACCGCCGACAACAGCAGGCTGGTGCCTGTCACGCGCCAATCCAGGGAGGAAGTGGCGCAACTGGGTAAAGCGTCGGCGGCCATGGGCCAGCAGGCACGCGCTGGTGCTGCCGGCGTTTCCTCTCTGGGCAACGCGTCGGACCAGGCCGCCCGCAAGGTCTCCGCCATGGGCGCGGTGGTGAACGTCGCCCGCACCGCCGTGGCGGGCGTTGTTGGCGCACAGGCGCTGGCGTCGGTGGTCAAGCTGTCGGATGAATACAGCAACATCAGCGGCCGTTTGAAGCTGGCCACGGATGGCCACAAGGCATTCGCGTTGGCGCAGTCCGAGGTGTTCAACGTGTCCCAGCGCACCTCGACCGCGCTGGAGAGTACCGCGACCCTGTACGCGCGACTTTCGCAGTCTACGAAGGAGTACGGCATCAGCCAGCAGCGCCAGTTGGCGCTGACTGAGTCGATCAATCGCACCTTCGCCATTTCCGGTGCCAGTGCGGTCGCCGCTTCCAACACGATCACTCAGTTCACCCAGGCGCTTGCCGGTGGTGTGCTGCGGGCCGAAGAGTACAACTCGGTCATCGAGAATTCCCCGCGACTGGCACAGGCGCTGGCCGATGGCATGGGCGTCTCGGCGGGCGAGCTGCGCAAGATGGTCAACGACGGTGCGGTATCGATCGACAAGATCGTCGGTGCCCTGGAGAACCAATCGGCCACGATCCAGGCAGAGTTCAATCAGATCCCGCTGACGGTCGAGCGGGCCATGGTGCAGCTGCGCAACAGCGTCACCCGCTATATCGGCGAAGCGTCCCAAGAGCTGGGCGCGGGCAGCGGCCTGGCTCAGGGCGTGGCCTTCCTCGCCCAGAACATGGAAGCGGTGGGCCAGGCAGCCAACGTGCTGGCGGTGGCCTTCGGCGGCAAGCTGGTGGCCAACGTGCTGCAGGCCACGGCGGCGAAGATCGCATCCGCTTCCGCCAGTCGCGAGCTGGCCCGGCAGGAGCTGGTAGCCGCCCGTGCTGCCGAGGTGCAGGCCGCTGGCCAGCTCTCCCTGGCGCGCGCCGGCATGAGCGCGGCCGGTGGCACGGTCGCCGCCGAGCAGGCGCTGGCGGCGGCGCAGTTGCGTACCGCCGCAGCCGCCCAGGGTGCATCGGTTGCGCTGACTGCCAAGGCAGCAGCGATGCGCGGCCTCAACGTCGCTATGGGCGCATTCGGCGGGCCAGTTGGCCTGGCCATCACCGCCTTGTCGCTGTTCGTCTTGTGGCTGCGCAACAGCGATAAGGAAGCCAAGGAACTGTCCAAAACCGTGACGGCGGGATTCCAGGCGGCCATCGGCACGCTGCAGGGCTTCAACCAGGAGACCGCCAACACCTCCTTCGCCAACCTGGCCGGGTCCATCGAGACGCTCGATAAGGCCGGCGAGGAAGTGGACAAGCTGCGCGGGCGGTACGCCGACCTGGTGAGCGCTAAGAACATGTGGATGGCCCGCACGGGCAACACCCCGCCAGGCTTCGACAAGGATCTGCAGTCCGCCGCCAATGCGCTGGACTCTGCCCGCGTGCGCCAGGAGCAGCTGACGGCCGGCTACGAGCGGTCGATCGATGTCGCCGCCGACCTGGTGCTGAAGTCCGCCGGCATTACCAATGCCACCAACACCCAGCGAGCGTCCCTGGAAGAGCTGTTGAAGCGCCAGGCCACCTCTGGCCAGACGCTGCAGCAGAACATGCCGCTGCTGACCAAGTGGGCGACTGAGCAGTTCAATGTGGACACCGCCAACCGCCTGGCGAGCGCCAGCTTCGACAAGGTGGCCAGCGCCGCGCAGGCGTCGGGTGCGGCGATCAAGGCCGCGCTGCAGTCGGTCAACGAGGGCCTGGACAAGCAGATCAACACGCTGCAGCTGCAGCTGATCGAGCAGACCCAGGGCAAGGCAGCTCGTATGCGCGCCGAGTTCATCACCAGCGCCGCAGCTCAGGGCCTCGACCCGACCAGCGCCGACTATCAGAAGCTGCGTGCCAAGAACGAGCAGGCCATCGCGCTGACGCTGTCCATCGAGCGCCAGACGAAGGCCACCCAGGCTGCCACCAAGGCTGATACGGACAGCGAGCGCAAGGCGGAAGAAGCCAAGCGCAAGCGCGACCAGCTGATCGAAACGCAGGCCCGGTACACCGCAGAGGCGGCGCTCACTGCTGCCGAGCTACGCGGACCCCTTGCCGCTGCCCAGGAGCGCCAGAAGCAGCGCGAGGCCGAGCTGGACAAAGAGTTGGCCAAGGGCAACATCACCCAGGCTGCGCGCAACGACCTGGTCAAGGCGTCAGCCGCAGAGCTGGCCAAGCAAACGCAGGAGCTGAATCGCCGGCAGCAGGCGCCGCAGGCGCTGCTGGGCGACATGTCGACCGAGCTGCAGGTTCTGGGTCTGCTGGGCGACGCGCGGGAGCGCGCGCAGCGCCAGATGCGCGCCGAGCACGACATGCGCCAAGCCATCAACGAGGCGAACGAGGCCGGCGCGGGCATCAATGCGGAGATGACACAGAGCCTGGTCAACCAGGCGGCTGCCTACGCCGATCTTTCCATCCAAGTCGAGCGCAATGCGGGCTACCTGGAAGAGCTGGCGCGTGTCGGTGGCGACACCGTGGGCGGCATTGCCGATCTGCTGGTCGATGCGTTCTCCGATGGCCTGGATGAATCCAAGAGCTTCTTCGACCAGCTGAAGGACATCTTCAAGCGCGGTTGGCGCGATCTGTCCAGGACGGTCATGGAGCAGAATTTTGTCCGCCCGATGCAGGACATGTTCAACCAGATGCTGAGCAAGGGCAAGTCCAGCTTGTTCAGTGGCGGCAGTGGCGGCGGCAACTGGCTGAGCAGCATCGCCGGTCTGTTCGGCAAGGGTGGCGGCGTGGCCAGCGGTGCCGGCGCTGCCGCCAACAGCTGGGCAGGCTCGATGATGGGCTTTGGCAACGTGGGCAATCTGGCCGGGATTGCGGGCGCCAACAGCGGCATCCTGACCGGTGCCGGCGCAGCGAGCAGCGCTGCAGGCGCGGGTGCTGGCGCTGGCTCGGGCGCACTGGCGGGACTGACTGCGATCCCGATCGCTGGTTGGATTGCGGCCGGCATGATGCTCAACAGCAGCTTCTACAAGCAGGGCTGGAACATGGACGGTCAGACCACCGACATGACGGAGACCCTGTTCAAGTCCACCGCCAAGGGCAATTTCCTCGGCCCCGTCCTGGGCACCATGACAGCTGGCATCGGCGCGGTCGATCGCCTGCTGAAGGGCATTGGCCTGGGCAGCTCGGCCGCGTCTCTGATCTCGGGCAGCGCCCTGTGGTCGCGCGCCTTCGGTCGCCAGGCGCCCAAGGTCACTGGCCAGGGCATCGAGGGCTCGTATGGGTTTGATGGGTTCTCCGGCCGGAGCTACGCCGACATCAAGCAAAAGGGCGGCTGGTTCCGCAGCGATAAGAAGTGGACCCAGTACGGCGACGTCGATCCGGGCATCAGCCAGCTCTTCAGCTCGGCGGCGGCCCAGGTGAAGAACGGCGTTTCCGAGCTGGCCAAGCAGCTCGGGATGGACGTCAGCGGCCACCTGGCCAATGTGCGCGTGGATATTGGCAAGCTGCAGCTGGATGCAGACCCGGAGAAGGCCAAGGCCCAGCTCGAAGATGCCGTCAACAAGATGGTGGCAAACCTGTCGGGCGAGGCAGTCAAGGCGCTGGGGTTGTCGAGCCTGATGGACAAGGGCTTCGAGGCGACCGACATCATGGGCGCCGCCGCAGGCGCGGTTGGTTTGACCAATGGGTCTGTAGAAGAGCTGTCCGCCACCCTGGACGTGTTCCAGCGCATGGCGAAGGAATCGGGCCGGACGCTCACCGAGCAGACCGAGGCGATGGCTAGCGCAGCCAAGAGCTACGCCGAGGTGGCTGCATCGGCCCAGGAGGACGTGGCCACCGCAGGGCTCAGCTCGTTTGCCAAATCCATGCTGTCCATCCGCCGCGAAGAGCAGCAGCGCATTGCGACGCTGAAGGAACAGGCCAAGGCACTCGGCGGCCTGTCGGCACGCGAGTCCGACTTGATGGCTGTGCGCCAGGCGGCCGAACAGAAGGCCAACGACCTGGTGAAGTCGCTGCAGTCAGAGCTGGTCGACCTGGCGCTGAATCGCGTCAACGATCAGATCCAGCGCTTGGGTGGCTCGGCAGAAGGCGCCAGCGACAAGCTGGGCGACTTCCTCAATTCCCTGCGCCTGAGCGACACGCTTTCGGTCAACACCGATGCGCAGAAGCGCTCCACCGCGTCGGATCTGATGAACAGCGCCGCAGCCAGCGGCAACGTGGACAGCTTCATCACCTACGCCCAGCGGTTCCTGGAAGTCAGCCGCGCCATGAATGCATCCGGCTCTCGCTACCAGGCCGACTACGCCGAGGTCATGCGGATGGCACAGCAGTTCGGAGCTGATGGCAGTGCCAACTCGCTGGAGCAGCTGTATGCCCAGCGCGAGGCCCTGCAGGCGCAGCAGGAGGCCGCAGCGCGACTGGATCGTGCGCAGCGTATCGCCCAGGGCGTGGCCGACCTTGCCGGCGTCAAGGGCGGTGATCCGCTGGAGATCCTGCGCAACACCACGGGCATGACCGCTGAAGACCTGGCCAAGGATCTGGGCCTTTCGATCGCCGAACTGTCGGAGTACCTCACCGCGCAGAACACCGACCTCAGCGACCTGGCCGAGATCCTCAATGATCTGCCGACGCGCATCGCCATGGCCATGGTCGCCGCGCTGCGGGGCGAGACGCTACCCACCGCGTCCTTCGGTGGCCGCAACTCCAGCGCCCCTGGCGAGCTGACCTCACCCGGCTACGGTCCTTCGGAGCCGCTCCTGGTCAAGATCCGTGACGGCATCCGGGCACTGGGCCGCAGCACGGAACAACGGGCTTTGAACGAACTATGACGCGTCCTGTACTGCTGTTGGAAATCGGCGACATTCCTCTGCCGGTGTTGACGCCGGCAGTCGCACCTGCGGGCAATTGGTCGCAGGCGGTCTACACCCCGCCCGCCGTGGTACCGCCGATCCCTGAAGTCACGCCCACGCCAGTGGCTGACGGCATCCTCCTGGAATGGGAGCCCGTCCGTGTGGGCTACGTCCAGTACATCATCGAGCGATCGCGTGCCGCCACCGGGCCATGGGCTGAGATTGCCCGCACCTCGGCAACGCGCTACCTGTACACGGGTCCGCGCGATGGGCTGTGGTACTTCCGTGTAACGGCCAGCGTGAATGGCCGACCGGGGCTGGGCGGCATCGCTAATGGCCAGTCCAAGGACGTGCCGGGGATGCAGGAGATTGTCGACCACATCAAGCAGTCGGAGATCGGGCAGCAGCTCGTTACCGCGATCGACGGCATTGATGTCAATTCGGAAACGATCGTTAAGCAGGCCCTGGAGCAGTACGAACTGGCCAACGGCTCGCGCAAGAATCGTGCATACATCGCCCGCGTCGAGGAGACCTCTGTCACCGTCGACCAGGCGCGCGCGATGGTGCAGCAGACCGTCGCTGCCGAGACCGGCCCGATTCGAGCGATCGTCCAGGAGACGACCGAGGCCGTTGCAGACCTCAATAGAAAGTCATCGGCTTCTCACTCGATCCGCACACAGCTGAACATCAACGGTAAGCACTACATGGCCGGCATCGTCGTGGGCGTCTACTCCGATGGTGACCTGGTGCAACGTGAGGTGCTGGCGCTTGCCGACACGTTCGGCGTGCTGTCCACGGCTTCCGACGGCACGGTGTATTCGCCTTTCATCATCAACAACGGCAAGGTCTACATCAACCAAGCCTTCATTGGTGACGGCTGGATCAACAACGCCATGATCGGCAACACGATCCAGTCGGACAACTTCCTCTGGGATGAAGGTGCCGGCATCTATCGTGGCTGGCAGATCCTGAAGACTGGCCAGGCCCGGTTCGCGGGCGACGTGCTGGTGCGTGGCACCGTGATTGCCGAGGCAATCTCCGGGCGATTCCAGCGGACCCAGGTGTTCACCTGGTCCGGCGTTCTCAGTGCCGACTTCACTGGCTTCACGACCGAGTTTGTCCTGGACGCGCCCATCCGATACGGCGACAGCCACCAGCCCGTGCTGATGATCGAGCTGTCGATGGAGAACGATGGCGACCACTCCCGCGATGGCGTGATCACCATCCAGTACCTGATCAATGGCAACTGGGTGGACCTGCGGACCAAGACATTCACCCTGGCCGCGTCCACGCAGCCCACCAACGTGATGATCGTGCCCGACAGTTACGTGTCGACCGCACGCCGGTATCGCATCCGCGTCAGCCGCGGAACCAACAGCTGGGGCAGCTGGCGCCTGACAGGCGTCACCGCCCAGATCACAGGAATGAGGTAATCGATATGGTCGACGTTATCCCCCAGGCAGTAGCAGTGCCCGACTTGGCGGCACTGGCGCAGTCGGTTCAGGCGCTGGTGGCGCAAGTGCGGCTGTTCCAGGACCAGCAGGTCAACCTGTACGGCACCACCGAACTGATCGCCTCGGTTACCGATGGCGAGGGCAACGCCAAGATCATCCCGTCTTGGCGGGCGGTGCAGAGTGCCGGCAGCGAAGCCGGCGCCAACGCCGACCTGGCGGCGGCGTCGATCTACAACAAGGTGGTGATTGCCGACGCCGGCAGCGCGCTTCAGCTCGCAACCGGCAGCGGCGCCAGCTTCTGGCAGATCCAGCTGTCGCAGCCCAGTTGCGCATTGACCCTGCAGACGCCCGCTATCGAAGCCACACGCATGAAGCAGGTCACCCTGCTGCTGCGCCAGGGTAGCGGCGCCAACCAGGTCGCCTGGCCGGCCAACGTGGTCTGGCCGTTCGGGCAAAAGCCAGTGCTGTCCTACGCGGCCGGCCAGTTCGACCTGGTCACGCTGCTGTTCAACGGCGGCGATCAATGGCTGGGGTTCTTCGCTGCGGGAGGATTCGCATCGTGAAGGCAGGCTTTCTGAGTCATGAGGCATCGCTCCGCGCCAACGCCCTGAGCCTTGCCTATGGCCATGCCGGGTTCCTGCAGCGGAACACCGGCACAACGCTTGCCGGCGACGTCCAGCACTACGTGCTGAACCCCGAGGGCGTGCTCGCCAACAACCGGCATTTCATTGGCTACACCCGCCAGGAGTACCAGCCCAATGGCGATGCGACGACCGAGGGCCAGGCGCTGCTGATCACCGGCTATGCCCACATGTACCAGGCCACCAGGGACCCGGTCTGGCTGCAGGGCGCGGTCCACTACTGGGAGGCATACGTCAATCACTTCTATGACGGCCAGGCCATCCCTGTGCCCGCTGCACCCTGGTACTGCAACTGGATCGTCAACGGCAAGGAACCGATGGTCGCGCACTACCCGCTGCATCCCGACTACCCGACCCAGGGCGGTTTCAAGAGCGTGCCGCTGATGTTCACCCAGGGCCGCACGCAGATCCCCCACGGCGCTCCGTTCTGGGGCGAGTGGCTCGACGTGGCCAGCTTCGCCCACCGTGGGCATCTGGCATGGCCGGCGATCAACGCCAACGTGCAGAAGATCGCCGAGGAGGTGGACTGGGCGGTCATCTACAGCAACTGGCGCAGGCTCAGCACCGACGCTCCCTGGGAGCCCAAGGCGTGGATCGATTGGCAGGGCTACCTTGGCGATGAGTACACGCCTGTGTGGGGCTCGGGAGGTCGGGGTGTCGAGTACGCCCTGGATTGGATCATCACCTGGTCGGGCGAAAAAGTGGACTGGGATGGCAACGTGATCAGCACCGGGCACCAGCCCAGCGAGTTTGGCACGGTGCAGCTGCAGGACGCGGGGCTCAACGGCTGCTATCTGCTCAACTTCGCCGTGAAGCTACCCGTGGCGGACGGCGGCACACTGATCCCGCGCAACAAGCCCTGGCACAACCGTCCCATCAACGTACCGGTGCCCACCCGTGCCATGTCCAATGCCGCCGATGCGGAGCAGTGGTTTGGCGAGGCCAGCCACTTGTTGTGGGAGATCACTGGCGAGGCACGATATCGCCAGGCCTTCGAGTGCGTCATGGAGACGTGCCGCCTCTATGCCGACATCGACCGTTTCGACCAATTCTTCCGCCGCTCCACCGCCGCCAGCACGCCCTGGACAGATGGCATCAGCTACGACTATGCCTATCCGTCTTCCGCCGTGCCCGAGTTTGGCCGCGATGCTTCGGGCCTGATCACGATTCGGCAGGCTCAGGCTGCGCAGCAGACGCTCGAACAGCAGGCCATCTGGATGCGCGTCACCACGGCCAGTCAGCTCCACATTGAGCTGGGCGGCTGTGGCGACACCGGTACGCCGCTACGCGTTCGCTGCAAACTGCAGCTGTCGCCGGTAAAGGCTGAGGACCACCCATCGGCCGTTGAGTATGTGGCGCCAATTCCTGACACAACCGACATGTCGGTGAAAACGTACACCATCCAGCTGGGCCAGTTCATCCGGGAGGCCTCGCCCGAGGGTATGCCCTACATCGTGGCCGACCCACGCATGATTGCCCCTTACGGCGGTGCCACATTGGAGACCCGCTATGTCCTCGATGTCCTGGGCGATCGCGCCGGCACTACCTGCCGGCTGGAAATGAACGAGGACGGCGGCGCCAGCGTGGGGTTTTGGCTGCTGCCCAACGAGCGGGCCGAGGTGAGGCGGATCACTTATCGGTCTGGTGCTGACGCCTTCAACATCCGCATCGAAGACTCAGCGGGATGGCGGTGGTGGTGGATGGTCCCAGCGACCAACGGTGAGTGGCGCACGATCGATCTGCCGGTGTCGGACCTGCGATTCTCCGGCTACCAACCAAATCAAGATGGCCGCCCGCGCCCGGCTGGCCCGGACTACACCGGTTCATCGGAGTTCACCCTGTTGCTCGATGACACTCCTGTCGGCGCCACCGGCTGGCTGGAGTGGTACTGCATCAATGACGTACCGCCGCGATTCGACTCCGACAGCGCTTACACCATGATGTTCAGCGTGACGTTTTCAGGCGAAGAAGCCTTCAACGCACTGCTTGGTGACTGCAGGATCGAGAAGTACCGCGACGACAATCTTGCCTACACCCCCGGCGTGATTCCGTTCTCCAACAACTTGGACCCGTTCTCCCAGCAGTTCGATGGCTGGCACGGCATGCCGTATCCCGGCTACCAATACCCGTGGATCTGGGCGATCACCGACGACGATGCGCCGTTGAACAACATGGTGGAGTTTCTCTACGACTCGCAGCAGGCCTACAGGCGCCGCTTCGGCGTCCTGGGGCCTGGCGCAGCCGCGTACTACTGGAATCGCTGGGATAGCCTCAGCTACGGCCCTGCGGACACCTTCGCTTTTACGCACTGGGGCAACGGTGAGCCGTGGTCGGGCTATCAGCCGCGCGCATTCCTGGGCGCGGCGCTGGCCTGGTACACGCTTAAACAGCGCAACCGAGTGGTCCCGATTCACCTGCGCGACTACGTCAACAACTGGCTGCGCTGGCTGGCTCAGTTCCAAACGGACCACGGCGGGCTGAATCCCACCGAGTTTCCCTCCGATGCGTTGCCGCGAGTTCCTGCAGACGACTTCACCGGGCACATGACCGGTCTGTGGTTGGCCGGCGCCTGTTACGCCGCGCTTGCTGGCGCCGATGCGGCGCCGGCTCACACGGTCATCAACAACTCAATGAAAGAGCTTCAGGACAACTACAAGGTGGTGTCGGCGGGCCACGTCATGAACGGCTGCTGGTCGCCGGCCGTGCGCGCGTCCTCCGACAACGGCATGTTCTTCGGCTTCTGGGCGGGCGAGATCCTGCGAGCCATCGGCCTCTATCTGACCTACCTGCCGAGGATGTCCGCATGACGGAAGCCGTTGCGAAATTCGCCGAGGCTCCACTCGGTCCCGATCTGCTGGTGCTCGATGGTGGTCGCAGCCTCCTGGCTGTCGGCCCCGCTGCAGGACTGAACCGCATGGCCCGCGCTGACATCGGTCAGTCCGAGGGCATGCATGGGGTTGAGTTCGTGTTCTGGGGGGAGGCCGCTGCGACAGCGACCGTGGGCGTAGTGAGCGAGGGTGCTGCGACCAATGCAGAGGTCGGATTCTCTACCGGCATCGGCTGGCGCCTGCACACAGGTGAGGTTTTCGTCGATGGTGTCCTGGTGACCTCGGGTATTCCCGTGGTCACCACTGCTGTGATCGTGGGCCTACGCGTTTCGATCACCGACCAAGGCGTGGATGCCACGTTCTACCGCGACGCCCAGGTGGTTGCGCAGGCACACCGTGCTGCTGGGCCGCGCGTCTTCTTTGCCGTGTCACTGGCCAGCGAGGAGAAGCGGGAGCTGCGGTGCATCGTCAATGCGGGGCAGTGGCGCGGTCGCGGCGCTGTATCTGATGGTCTGCAATGGGGGCTGCCAGCCGAAGCGGTCGAGCCTCTGCGTCTCGGCAGCGAAGACTACTTCACCGATGCCGCCGACGATCCGGCAGATACTCCGTTCCACGGTCTGCTGCAGGCCGATGGCCTGAACACTGTGGCCAGCGTCTCCTTCTGGCCTTGGGATAACGCCTCACGCGGCGGAACTGCGGCGGTTCGCATCCTGGACGCTGAGGGGCGATTCGATGGCATGGCGCTGGGCGCCATGCGCAACGTCCCCGTGCGTATCAGCCAGGTGCAGCAGGGCGCTCCCTTCAGTTCGGCAGAGCCGGTCGGACGCTATGTGCTGGACCGGGTGGACATCGAAAGCGACGGCGTCAAATCGCTGGTCCTGCGTGACGCACATGATGACCTCGACCGCTCACTGCATCAGGCAGTGTTCCTGCCCTCGGTGAGCGATAGCCTGGCCTGGGCGCCTCAGCCGGTGGTGATCGGCTGCGTGCGCAGCGTTCCTACTACGGGAATAAACAGCGATGGCAGCGTGCGCTGGGTGAGTGATGCGCCGCTCCGCAGCCTGGGCGCGGTACTGGATCGCGGCGCGGCCCTCGATGCTGGCGATGGCTACGGCCTGTCCACGGATGGGCAGCAGATCGCCCTGAAGTCGCCCCCGCTGGGGCCGGTCATCGCGGACGTGTCGACCCAGGAAGCGATGGCGCCGGCAACCCTGCAGCAGTTCCTGGCTAACGTGTTCGGCCGGCTTGGCAAATCCGCTTGGGACGCTGCTGGCGCCGCTCAGATCGATGCGCTCACTGGCTATGCTGGCATCGGCTACTACGCGGGCGAAGGCGCCACCGCGCGCACGGCGTTGCAATCGGTCCTGCCGAGCTATGGCGCGGATTGGTGGCAGGATGCAGCTGGGGTGTTGCGCATTGCTCGATTGATCGCGCCCGAAGAAACCCCGGACGATCAGATTGCCTTTAACGTTGATTGGCGCGAGCTGGGTGCGGATCTGATCGTGCTGCCCGATCTTGCGCCCAACCTATCCCGGCGAATGGCCTTTCAGTTGAACGCGCAACCGCTCTCCAGTGCCGACCTGATTACCGACCTGGTGCAGTTGCCTCCGCAGCGCCGGCAGGAGCTGACATCGCCCCAGCGCGGGCAGGTTTACGCGGCGGGCGAGCTGGCCAGGCGATACGCCCACGCCGATGCCGCAGCCCCGATGCTGTCGTGGTTTGACCGGCGCGAGGACGCGCAGGCCGAGATTGATCGCCTGGTGGCCATCTATTCCGTGCCGCGCAACTTCTACGCCGGCAAGTTCGCCGCTAGGCCGGATCTGCGCCTGCAGGTCGGCCAGGTGGGACAGCTCACCTACAGCCGGTATGGGCTGCAGGCAGGGCGCAAGGTCCTGGTTACGGGGGTCATGAGCAACCCAGTGACGGGCACACACACCATCAAGTTCTGGGGAATGTGATGCTGATCGGATACGAACAGATCGCCATGAATGTCGCCCTGTTGGAGGGCAGCATTTTCAACGCAGCCGCTCTGACTGATGCGCGACCCAGCAGCGTTTTCCGGCTCCGCAATGCGGGCGGCAACTGTCAGCTCAGCTGCACGCTGCTGGCGCCCGCGCCTGTACGGATCGTCTGCCTGCTGGGCCTGAGCTGCGCGCCAGGAACGATGGTTTCCGTGACAGGTGTCGGCGCGCAGGGGGAACCCATAGCCCTGGGCGGAAATGCAGGAGGGCAGCCAGCCATCGCCCTGGCGGACGGGAGCGTAGCGGCCTGGTTCGTTCTCGCCGAAGGCCTGGTCCTGACGGGCGTCACGATTCACCTCCAGACCGACCAGGTCGACGTGGGCGAGCTGTTCATTACCCCGGCAGTGGAAACACCGATCGAACCGCAGTGGTCCTCGGAGCGAGTCGATCCCAGCGTTGTGGAGCGAACCCTTGGCGCCGGGCTGAATGTGGTGAGGCGTCGGACCTACCAGCGCGTGCGGGTCACCTTCCGACGCTCCGATCTGGCAGAGGCCAGGGCCAAAGGCTTGGCCAATGGTCTGGACTGGGACGCCCTGGCCGCGCGCGTCAGCGGCTCGGCTCGCGTCGCGGTGATCCCTCGGTGGCAGCAGGCAGGCGGGGCGCTCCATATCAATGAGATCCATCGGACGGCGGTCTACGGGCAGGCGGCACCAGGCGCCATCAACCACTTGGGCGGCGACTACTACGGCACGGCTTGGGTATTCGAGGAGGTTCCAGCGGGCTGACTGAAGCAAGTAGTAGACACATCCGTGCGTTCTTGTAGTGCCCACTTTACCGTGTCGTGACTGCCCTATAACGCTGAAAAATAAGGCTTTTAATCAGAGTTCCTTGCTGGTTAGACTGCAGCGGCGCAATCGGCGCACTAATGGACACGGACATGACGGAATCAACCGCAACGCCTCAGACACAGGGATCGGACACCGATGTGATCGACGCTCCTCCCCGGCTGCCTGACGCGCTGCTGCAGGAGCTGGTCGAAATTGCCGGCGCTGGATTCGGCTTCGGAATCACCCTTACGGTCGGGGGCACGCTGGTCACCGGCAACGTCTGCTCCGGCAGCAAGTACATGCAGTTCATTTTCGAGGAATCACTCGCCAACGTGGACGAGCAAGTGAAGGAGGCTATCAAGAAGCGCCTCCAGCCCTACGCCGACATCTACGCACCTGGCGCCTGGAGCGGCCAAGCGCCCACCTACATTCACCTGGAGAACGCTCGGTTCGTCACTCCGGGCGTGTCAGGGTCGACTCCTGCCTCGCCGGTGATTTGGCGCGGGCGCATCTCCGACGTTTCGGGCTTCTTCTTCGGGGTACTGGGTTAAGGTGAAAGGCCCCGCCAGCGCGGGGCCTTTCGCGCGCAGCGATGTTGGCCAGATGGCCTATTCCATCCAATGGAAGGGGGGAGGGAGCGATGCCTTGGCCAGCCTGTTCGCTCTCACGGCCTCGCGCCACCTGGTGATCTTGGCCACATCCTCGCGCAGGCGCCCCTGGTGCCTGGCCACCCACAGCTCGGCGCCTGTCCGTCCCTGCTCGTAGCTGGTGCACACCCGCGCGGGTCCGCCTGGTCCATGCCGATGGCGGTCCAGGGACGCTATCCAGATGCCGTCGTTCACCCGCTGGAACATGGCAACAACCCATTCACCCTCGCAGGCGATCACCGTCAGCGGATCTTCTGTCCGGCTGGCAGAGTGTTTCGTCCAGTAGAAGTCATCGGGCAGCGGCAT